GAGTATTGGGATAACTTAGGCGGAGAGTTATCTGATTTAGGCCCTTCTAAACGTATGCAGTGTTTATGGATGAAAGAAGGTGGTTTATACGTCTTTAAAGGTGTTTATCAGCAAGATGAGTCGACAATAGCTACACACGGGCATACAACTTGGCGCCTAAGGTTTAATAAGTTTAATATGAACAATGGTGCACTCTCATCGCACGCTGATATGTGGTGATATGATTGTTTTTTTATTTTTTTTTAAAAAAAGTTAAATTAATGTTTAAAATTTTAAATATTGATTATAATATCGATATATATAATATGCACTAATAAACTAACAAAGGAGAAAATAATGCATAGCTTCGAAACACTTCAGATAAAAAACTGGAGCAGAGTATCTATTAAAATAGTTAAAGGCTCAAAGATTACTAAGAAATGGGTAAGAGAAACACGTAATCTTCACAAAGAAAAAAATATTGTGGGATTGCCAGAACATTCTTTTGAGGGTGATAAGCTTGAAATATGGGGTGTGTGGTATTATCTATGGGAAATGTGTAGAAACAAATCCTTAGATGGTAAAGATGGCGAAGTAGATATCGCAACGTTTTATGTTCCACACAATAGTTTAGAGCATATCGATAAAATACCAAAAACATTCTATTCAGCAAACGTAGAGTGGCAAGTTGTAATAGAAGCTAATAAAATAAGAAAATTATCTCCAGATTTTCGCCCGCTTATTCCAATGCTAAAGTGGAAAGATAACGAATGGATTCCATACAACTCACTTAACTGCCATATTGCGCGAAAAGCTTTAATGTTTTAAGATTTTATCGCAGTTTAACTTTCTTCATCTATACCTTTTTCTACATAACAATCAACACAAACTGTTTCCTTATAATATCCACCTTCAAATGCGGTAATATGATAACGATTCGTCATAGTGCCACATAAACTACATTTCAGTTCTTGCTTAGAGGGAGTTATGGCCAAGCCAGCTCCCTTTTTTCGTAATTCCTGCCAGAGAACTTCAAACATTTTCTCTATGCGTGTTATATCATCTGCAAGGCGTCGAATATTTTCTTCACAAACTCTAATGTCGTGATGATGTTGTTTAACGTGTTTATCTAAATCTCTATTCTTCAATGATACAATCCTTTCTCGAGTTCGCGTTGCATCTCAAATTGTTTTGTAATAATCATTTTAGCTTTATCTTCTTTGCCTTCTTTGTTAATACCTTTCAGAATTTCATAAAGCTTTTCTAACATCACCTCGTCGTGATTAAGCGCTTGTTGAGTTACAGGGTCGTAAATATATTCTCGAGCTATATCTACCATCTCATCACTACTACATTCAGGTGAATAGTCGTCAGCTTTTAGTAGAGTATCTAATAATACAATAGAGTTATGACATATCTGAATCATCTTTTCGTATATTTGTTGTTCGTAAGGTGAGATAACTTTAACATAAGAATCTTTAATCTCATCAATTTGCTCTTGTGTCATCATCCACCCGTCAAAATCTTTCCAAACTTTATCACTCATAATTTTCTCCCATATGTTTATAAGCATTATATATACAACTATCGTCGATATACAATACGTTGTTGTTAATAAGTATTTTATAGATGTTTATTGCTAAATGCTCCACAATGATTCTGTTTTTATCAAAGTTGCCTAATATTATTGCCCAATGTAATTTGCCGCTTAATAAAACGGGTATCATATCTCCTATATCAAAGTCCATAATCTTACCTCCTTAGAGATAAGTATACTTAAACATATCTTTTAATATCACATCCTCGACTTTTTATAAACTCTTCAGCTGAATCATAGTTATTAAGTGCTGATATTGTAGAAGACCTTAGGCAGATTTTGTGTGGCTCATCTTCAAAGCCTCCATATAGTATATTAGTATTGTGGTCATATATAATATACTCAAGATATAAAGCCTCATATCCTTTTTTACGTCTATATTTAATGTTATCATCTTCTTCGAAGTATCCTATGACCACTCCTATTCCCAAAACTTCTTCGTATGGGCAGTAATACCAGACTAATTCACCTATATTGTATAGTGGACTCATATAAAACTCCTCTTAAAGATATATAATATTATATTGTAAATATGCAGAAAGTATAAAAAAATGGATGATAATAAATTAGCAGAGTTAGTATCAACTCCTGAAGGAAGGAGAGCACTTAGTGCTGCTTCTCCTATTTTCTTTGACTCTTACTATCTTGGAATGCAAGCAGCAAAACATAGAAATAACTGGCTAAACACAGTAGAAGAAATGGATAATTACGGGAAATCTTCTAACGAAAAACAAAAACTACTTGTTCTTGCACCGAGGTCCCACGGCAAGTCGCTTTTGGCTATTTCATATTGCGTAAGGCAAATCTGTATGAATAGAAACACATCTATCCTGTTTATTTCAGCGTCTGCAGGCCAGGCTGAAAAGAGAGTTAGATTAATAAAACAGTTTTTAGAAAGTAAAAAAATACTTGAAGACTGGGCAGATGGTGATGCAATGCCGGCATTTAGAAGCTCTGATACTAAATGGACTTCTACACAGTTATACGTTAAAAGAGATGGAGCATCTGTTGACCCGACATTAGAAGCTATTGGTGCTGGAGGTAAAATTACCGGGGCACACGTAGATATTGTAGTTATTGACGACTTAGAAGATGATTTAACTACAGCATCAGCAGGTGTTAGGCAAAAAACTCGTGATTGGTTAGCAGCAACAGTTACACCCATTCTAAATCAAGGTGGAATGATGTTAGTAATTGGCACTCGAAAAAATGGAGATGACTGCTATGCGCATATGAAGAATGACCCGACTTATAGAGTAATAGAAGATAACGCTATTATTAAGTGGCCTGATAGTTTTGATTATATTACTGAGGTTGATAATAAAGGTAATGAGTTTTTAAAGAGTGTAGAAATAAAAGGTGATTATAAAGTTTTATGGCCAGAGTTTAGACCTATAGAATATTTACTAATGGAAAGACGTTCTATGGGGTCTCATCTATTTGCAAGAGAAATGCAGAATCAAGTCCAATCTGAAGATGCTGCAATAATAAGAAGAGATTGGGTAGATAATGCTAAACGTAGCAACTATTCTTTTGATGTGCCTCCACCTATTAATCTTTCACAATGCACAGTAGTTTGTGGATGGGATTTATCTATAGAAGGAGATAAAAAGAAAGCAAAAACTAAAGACACAGATTATACAGTAGGATGGTGTTTAGCAAGAGATTCTGATGGTAAAATCTGGGTTTTAGATATGTTCAGAGATAGAGGTATAACACAACAGCAAATAATGGACGCAATAGTTAGTATGTATGAAAAGTGGCAAGAATACGTTAAGGAGATATGGGTAGAGAAAAACTCATTTGGTGCTCTATACGTTCAGCAACTTCAAAGAACATCATTGCCTGTTAAACCTGTTATTATGACTGCAAAGAATGCACTCAGAAACTCTATTCACCATATTGCTGTTCTATTTGAAAATGAGTTGATTAGATTACCTTATGGAGATAACTATTGCCAAAGTAAAATTGATATATTTTGTGATGAAGCAGTAGGATATCCACACGAAGCTCACGATGACAGCCTTACAAGCCTTGTTCATTCGTTAGATGCAGTTAAAAAGGTAGGAAACACATACTCGATTGCTGTAGGTAATAAGGTTTTAAATCATTTGGGTGAAGATATTACTGAGAAAGAAAGCACAAACGTAATCAATCAGGTGTTAGATGAGATGGGTCTGCAGAGTATAAAAGAAGATTTTGATTTAGATGACCCGCACGCAGCAAGATTTTCAGGTCTCTTTGATTGATTTGTGATAATAAATATCTTCTAACATATCTTTCAGTGCGTCTTGAAAATCTCCGCTCTTAGCTAACTCAACAGCGCGCTCATAAGCTTCTTCTTCTTCTACTCCATTATGCTCTAAAAGAGCTTGAGCAATTTTAGTTAATCCACTAAGCAAATATTTACGAACTGTAGAGTGATTCATTTGGTCGCCATCATCAGTCATTATCTTTGCAATGTCTTTTAACTTCATAAACTCTGGGTTAGTTGCATATTTTTCTAATCTTTTATTCATAAAAAACTCCGTTTAGCTTACATTATAATAGTAAATATTAAGTTGTAAAATAAAAACAAAACTTTTTTTATGTTTAGAGTAAAAAAAAGCGCGTTTGATTAATATATAATATATGAAGGAGTATTATTGTGTTTAATATCAATCCACTATTGTATTCATTTGATGATAATGATGAAGTATGTGAAAGTAGTAATATAGAAAAAGCTAAATACTGCAGTTATACTAATACTCTTGTTATTAAGTTTGGAGGAGGTGGAGTATATTTATATTCTGCAATGCCCCCTTCAATTTATAGAAGTTTTTTAATGGCTGAAAGTAAAGGCCGATTTTTTTATAAGAAGATAAAGGGCACATACCCTTGTCTCAAACTACCTACATAGCACGTTCTTAAATGTTTAGGACTGCTATTCTAACGAGCTATTATTGAAAGGACAATAAAGATGGCACAAGTTAAAGTAAGAAGATTCACATTAGAAGCCGCTGATAAAGATGGCAGCAATAAACTGTATCTAACAGTCGATTCATCAAACTTAGGATTTAATCCTTCGCAACAATTTAGTAGAGCACAAATTGCTTGTAATGAATATGACGCAGCAGGAACATTTACTGTAGATTTCAGACCAGCAGGTGCTGACTCTGATTTCTTTTTGCCTTTTACATCACAAGAAGGCGTTAATGCAAACGCAGGTGAAGACACTGTAATCATTGGTCGCGATGTTGACCCAATATTTGATGCACTTAAGCTAACTTTTAGTGGCGTAGCTGCAACAGACGTTGAAGTTTATATTGGTTTCATCGAGCAATAAAATAAAATTTAGAAAGGAAACTAAAAAATGGCAATACTGATATCGCAAAAAGACAAAGCATCAGCGTTCAGCGAGGGTCTTGTTCGCTTTGCAACAAGTGAAGAGGCAACAGCAGGAACTCGCTCTGATGTCGCAATGTCTCCAGCACTGGTAAAAGCCCAACTCGAGACTTTAATAGATGGCGCGCCTGGAGCATTAGATACGCTCAATGAATTGGCAGCAGCTATTAATGACGACGCAAGCTTCTTTAGTTCAGTTCAAACTGATATTGATGATTTACAAACTCAAATCAACACTCTTGCAGGTGGCGACCTAAGCGGTCTTCAAGATGAGATTGATGATACACAAACCGGAGCAGGATTAGGTGCTGATGGTAGTTATACAGCAGATGCTACTACAAACTATATTACAGCAGCTACTTCATTAAAGAATGCAGATTTTAGATTAGATGCACAAATCAAAGCAAATGCAGACGCAATTGCAACTTTAGGCAATGGTAATCTAACAGCACTTCAAACAGAAATCGATGCAATTGAATCTTCTGTAGGATTAGCTGCAGATGGCACAAAATCTGATTTCTCTTCAGCAAACTATATCGTAGCAAGTGGCTCATTTAAAGCTGCTATCGAAGCATTAGATACTCAACTCAAATCAACGCAAGACGATTTAGATACTGTTGAGGCTTCTCTTGCAACTGCAGAAAGTGAAATCGACACACTTCAAACAGAGAGTGCAGATTATGAAAGTCGTATCACTACACTTGAAGGTGCTTCTACAAACCAAGCTGAGGTTGACGCCATTGAAGCTTCTGTAGGAATTGGAACTGATGGTAGTTATACAGCAACAAGTGGTGCAAACTATACTGATAGCGCTACTTCAGTTAGAGGTGAGATTAGCGCTTTAGATACTCAAATAAAGAGTAATGCAGATGCTATAGCTCTAAGAGCGTTAGATACTGACCTTGACGCTGTTGACGTAAGACTTACTTCTGCTGAGAGTGAGATTGATACTCTACAAACAGAAAGCACAGATTACGAAAGCCGCATTACTACACTCGAAGCAGCTTCTGGAAATCAAGCAGAAGTAGATGCTATTGAAGCAAGCGTTGGTATTAATACAGACGGGACATTTACTGCTAACTCAAGTGGAAACTATATTTCATCAGCAACTTCTGTTCGTGGTGAGATTAATGCATTAGACGTTCAGCTCAAATCTACTCAAGATGATTTAGACGCTGCAGAATCTGATATTGCACAACTTCAGACAGATGTTGCTACTAAAGCATCAACAACTTCAGTTTCAGCTATCTCTACAGAGTTAACAGCAACTCAGGCATCTGCTGGATTTAATGCAGATGGAACTTATTCTGCACATAGTGGAAGTAATTATATTGATGGAGCAACTACTACAAAGGGTGCTTTAGGATTATTAGATGCAGAGATATCAACTAATGCAACTGATATTACAAATCTTACTGCAACTGTAAATACATTATCTTCAGCAGGAAGTGCTAATGCAACTGAAATTACTGCTTTGGAAAATGAGATTGATGCTACACAAACTGGTGCAGGTTTATCAACTACTGGTGCTTATACAGCTCCTGGAGCTTCAAACTATCTTGGAAGTGCTACATCACTAAAAGATGCTGATAATAAGCTTGATGCACAGATTAAAACAAACGCAGATGCTATTGCATTACGCGCTCTGGATAGTGATTTAGATGCTGTTGATACTCGATTAACTACTGCAGAAGGTGAGATTGATACTTTACAATCAGACTTATCAGCTGCAGAGAGTGATATACTTGCAAATGCAGGAAACATTACTACTAATGCTACGAATATTTCTTCATTAGAAACTGACAAAGCTGAGCAAACATCACTTGATTCGACCAATACAGAGCTTACTGCAACTCAATCTGCTGTAGGTCTAAATACAGATGGAACTTATAATGCACACAGTGGCTCAAACTATATGGATGGTGCTTCATCTGTTAAGGGTGCATTATCTTCTTTAGATACGCAGATTAAATCAAATGCAGATTCTATTGCTTTGAAAGCTTCTGAGGCTGACTTAACTCTTGCAGAGGCAGATATTGCTTCACTTGAATCTCTTGCAGATACACACGAATCATCTATTGGTTTAAATGCTAATGGTAGTTATACATCTCCTTCTGGAACAAACTACATTGATTCTGCAACAAGCGTTCGTAATGAAGCTTCTTTACTTGATACTCAGGTTAAAGCTAATGCAGATGCTATTTCTGCAGAAACTTCTGCTCGACAAAGTGCTGATTCTACTCTTACTTCAAGTATTTCTACATTACAAAGTGAAGTAGATGCAACACAAAGTGGTGCCGGATTAGATGCAGATGGTGGATATACTGCTATCGTAGGTGCAAATTATATTTCTGCAGCAACTGACCTTAAAGATGCTGACGATAAACTTGACACACAAATCAAGTCTAACGCAGATAATATTTCTACTAACACAAGTAATATCAGCACAAACGCTACTGCAATAGCTACTAAGGCTTCAAGTGCTACAGTTTCAGCTCTTCAATCAGAAGTTGATGCTACACAAAGTGGAGTAGGGCTTGCTGCAGATGGGAGTTATACCACGCCAGCTGGACATAACTATCTTGGCCAAAGCACACTTAAAGCAGATGTGGCTAATCTTGACGGGCAAGTTAAAACGAATGCTGATGGTATCTCAACTAATGCTTCTGACATTAGTAGCCTCGAAGCGCTGGCAGATTCTCACGAAGCTTCAATCGGTTTGTCCGCTGCAGGTGCTTATGTTAGTCGTAGTGGAAGCAATTATCTTGATGCTGCTTCTTCAGTCGTGGGTGAAATTACTGCACTTGATACGCAAGTTAAAACAAACGCAGATGCAATAGCTCTACGTGCACTTGATAGTGATTTGTCAAGCTTACAGAGTGAAGTTGATGCTACTCAAAGCGGAGCTGGTCTTGCTGCGAATGGCAACTTTGTTGCTTACGCTGGAACAAACTACATTGATGGCACTTCAAACTTAGCTGGTGCAATATCCACGTTGGACGCAGCAATCAAAACTCGTCAAGATAATATAGATACAGAGGTAAGTGCAAGAAGTTCTGCTGATAGCACTCTCCAATCTGCTATTGATACTATTGAGTCAAGCGTTGGTTTAGGCACTGATGGTAGTTTCTCTATTACAGGAACAAACTATCTAAACTCAACAACAGACGTTATTGATGCTCTTGAAATCCTCGATACTAACCTAAACTTCACAACTCAGGTCCAAGGTAATATCAAATCTTCTGCTGGATTTAGTGCAGATGGAACTAAAACTGCTTATAGCTCAACAAACTATATTTCAGGAAGTCTTAAAGCTGCTATCGAAGCTCTTGACTCACAAGTTAAAACTAATGCTGATGATATTAGTGGATTAGGTGGAAGCGATATTGCAAACCTTCAGAGTGAACTTGATGATACTCAAACTGGTGTAGGATTAGCTACTGATGGCTCACACGTTTCTCGTAGCGGAACAAACTATCTCGATAGTGCTACTTCAATCGTTGGTGAGATTTCTGCTTTAGATACTGCAGTTAAATCTGAAGAAACAGCAAGAACTAATGCAGATAATGCATTGGATACAAGACTTGATACTTTAGAGTATCGTTCCGGTGGTATAATGATTGATGTTCCTGCTTCAAGTGCTGTAGAAATGGATGCAACACTAAGTCAGTTTAGAACCCACGCAGGACCTTGGGAGATTAACTGGAGCACATTTGTTAGCGCAGGCTCAGTAGATATAGTTATGTATGGAGGACAGGCTGTTACTAACTCTTCACAGCACTTTATTCAAAAGAATGATGGTGATATTGTCTTCACAGGTAATATTACTGCTGGTGCAAGCATCTACGATGACGCATAAGATACTCTAAATAACTTCTGTTAAACAATTATAGCACTTCAGGTTATAATACTTTGAAGCTGCTATAAACGACATCACAAAAAAAATCAGATAAAATAAAATAATACAGATATATATTATTATCAAATCGCATCTAAAGAGATTTTATCAAAACTAATAAAAATCACAATTAGAAAGCACATTGAAAGGATTTAAATACAATGGCAAGCTTAAGACCTAATTCAAATAAAGGACACGCTCTCGGCTCTTCAGATAAAAAGTGGAGCACACTACATACAGGCGACATTCAAGCCGAGACAATGACAACTTCAGGCAACGTTGAGATTCAAGGTAATCTTACAGTTGCAGGAACTCAAACAGTTCTCTCAGTTACTACTGTTGAGGCAACTGACCCTCTAATCAAACTTGCTAAAGATAACTCTGCAGCAGACTCTATCGACATTGGTTTTTATGGACGAAGCTACAATGGCGCAGCGGATGAATATCACGGACTTGCTCGTGATGCTGACGATAGTAAATTCTATCTTTTTGAAGGTCTTGGAACAGAGCCTTCTTCTACAATGCCAGATGTATCAGGCAACACTGCTACTCTTGTAGCTAATGTTGAAGGTGCATTAACTGGTAATGCTGATACTGCGTCTACTCTCGAAACTGCTCGTGATATCTCACTTAGTGGTGATGTTGCTGGTAGCGTTTCATTTAATGGCTCATCAAACGTTGATATTGCTGCTACTATTCAGGCACTTTCTGTAGAAAACAGTATGCTTGCAGGTAGTATTGCAGATGGAAAACTTGCACAAGATTACATTCAAGTAGGTGAAGTGGACGATAGCTCAGTTGAGTGGACTGGCACACAGCTTCAAGTTAAAGCTCTTGGCATTACTAACGCAATGCTTGCCGGCTCAATCGAAAATGCTAAGCTATCAAACAGCTCAGTAAGTTTTGGCGGTGTTTCTGTTGCACTTGGCGCTTCTGACGCTACTCCAGCTTTTGACCTTTCAGATGCTACTAACTATCCTACAGCACAACTTGTAGGCAGCGTTTCTGATGGGCAACTTGCACAAGACTACGTTCAGATTACTGAAGTAGATGGCTCTTCTATTGAATGGGATGGCGTAGGAAGTCATCTTCAAGTTAAGGCACTTGGTATTACTAATGCAATGTTAGCTGGCTCTATTGAGAATGCTAAACTAAGCAACTCTTCAGTATCACTTGGTGGTGTTAGCGTTTCATTAGGTGGCAGTGATGCTACTCCTGCATTTGACCTTTCAGATGCAACTAATTATCCTACAGCTCAACTCGTAGGAACTATTACTAATGCACAGTTAGCTGGTAGTATTGAGAATAGTAAATTATCTAATAGCTCAATCACATTTGGTGATGGAGTTAACTCAACTGCTGCTTCTTTGGGTGGCTCAGTTGTATTCCAAGGAACAGACGACCAAATCGAAGTAGGCGAAAGTGCAGGAACATTTACCTTTAGCTTACCTGCTACAATCGATGTAAATACAAGTGCAAATGCCGCTACAGCTACTGCTCTCCAAACATCTCGAAACTTTAGCATTGGCTCTGGCCCTGTTCAAGCTGCTGCAGTTTCATTTGATGGCACCGGAAACGTAAGCCTTACTTCAAGCATCGCTAATGACCAGATTACTAACGCAATGCTTGCTAATGAAAAACTTGTTTTCCAAGTTGATGGAGTTGATTATGATAGAGTATTAGGCTCTACAATCAAGTTTGCTGCTTCTAACCTTGACATTGCATATTCTGCAGTTGATAATCAGATTACCTATACACTTCCAGCTACTATTGGAAGTGATACAACAGGAAATGCTGCAACTGCTACAGCTTTGGAAACTGCAAGAAACTTCTCTATTAGTAGTGGTCCAGTTGTTGCAACTGCTGTTTCTTTTGACGGGACCGGCAACGTTGCGTTAACTTCTTCTATTGGTAATGATGAAATCACTAACGCAATGCTTGAGAATCCTGGTCTTGAGATTAAACTTGCTGGTGTTTCACAAGAAACTATCGAGCTTGGTGATTTCCTTGATTTCTCAGGAACAGCTTCACAAGTTTCTATTGCATATGATAGTGTTAATAACGACCTTACTTTCAGCCTACCTGCTACAATCAACGTAGATACTTCTGGAAACGCAGCTTCTGCTACTTCTCTTGAGACTTCACGTGATATTCAGCTAACTGGCGATGTAGTAGGAACTGCATCATTTGATGGGACTGCTAACGCAAGTATCTCAACTACTATCTCAACTGGTGCAGTAGACAATGTAATGCTTGCAAACTCAAGTATCACAGTTTCTGATACTTCAAACAGCGAAGCTATCTCACTTGGTGATACTCTATACTTTGGCGGAACTTCTTCTGAAGTTGATGTTGCATATGATAGTGGTCTCAATAAATTCACCTTCGGTCTTCCTAATAACGTTTCAATTACTACAAACCTCGATGTAGGTAGTGCTCTTTCTGTAGGTGGGAATATTACTGCAACAGGCAACATTTCAGCAGCAGGTCTTACTGCTACAGGTGCTAACATTACCTTTGCTGATAACTTAATCGAGTTCGGCGTAAACAACACAGACCTTGAGGATATTGGATTCTATGGTCAACGTGGTGATGGTATTGGTGGCTCTAATGGATTTGCCGGCTTTGCTTTTGACGAGAGCGTTGATAAGTTCATCGCATTTACTTCTACTGGCGAGCCTACAACTACTGTTGGAACACACACCAAGGCTGATATGGAGATTGGTGCACTTACTACTTCTGAAGTTGATTGTTCAGGTGCTGTTGCGGGTCAAATCCAGCTCGAAGGTGCTGCTCCGGCTGACAGTGGCTCTTCTGGAACTCAAGGACAGATTCGCTTTGATGCAAACTACATCTACATTTGCACAGCTACAGATACTTGGAAGCGCGTTGCATTAAGCTCTTACTAAGATAACGACGTTTAACGCAGATTAACTTCTGCGTTTTTTATATTTAAACATATGGATTCGTTCTATAGTTTAAAACAGATTAATACAGAGACCCTATATTTAATAGGTGGAGCCAATTGAGGCAGAGGCGGTCAGGTTGGGGGCCGCAAACGTTAAAATCTTAGGAGTTTATGAATGATGGGAGCAGAATCAACTGCTGTTTTAAGTATCGGGTCGATATTAGGGTTAGTAGGATTATTCTATTCCTGGCATAAAGACTCAAAAGATACAGCAAAACAAATACAAAAGTTAGAAACAGAAGTAGAAACTCTAAAAGAACACAAACAAGATATCAGAGATTTAAAATCTGAAATTGATGCTCTTAAGATTTCTACTTCAAATATTAATCTAACTTTGGCGCGAATAGATACAAATGTTCAGCATTTGATGGAAAAATAAACAAAACTTTTTAAATATTGCTATAATAAATACTTAGTAGATGAATACTTATATTAAAGGAGGTATTTATTATGAATGAAAAAGATATTTATACATCTATCAGAGCTGAAATATCAGAGATTCAAGAGTTATTAAAAAATATTAATGACACTTTAGATAGAATGATAGCTAATAGAAATAAAAAACAGGAGTAAATAATGGCTTGGTATGACAGATTTTTACCTAATAAGACGATTATAATCGAAGAAGAACAAAACGCATTAGTAAAAAGTGTCGAGCCACTTGATACTCCTAATGACACACATATTTTAGAGACTTTAGCAAAAGAAGCTAAATATAACAACATAGACCCACACGACCATAGTAATGCATATATGATGCAAAGTTATGAAGGAAGTGGTAAAAAATATTATTTTGAAGAGCACCAAACTGATAGACTTACATATGATTCTCTTAAGAATATGTCAAAACATCACGTGATTAGCGCTATTATTGGTAGCAGAGTAAATCAATGTGCTGAGTTTGCTCAATATTCACCTGATGAAGATTTAGGATATAAAATTGTTCTAAAAGACGAGAGAGAAGAGTTAAGCGATGATGATAGAGAAAACATCAAAGCAATATCAGGATTTTTACAAAATTGCGGCACAAATGTAGTAGATTATGAGCTTACATTTGAGTCATTTATTAGACAAATTATTAGAGATAGCTTGATATTCGACCAAGCTTGTTTTGAAATAGTTAAAAATAGAAAAGGTCAAGTTACAAACTTTATACCTTTAGATGCAACTACTATTAAAAAAGCACCTTTATCTAAAGAGGAAATAAATGCTGGACGTAGAGACCCAAAAGGCATTCGTTATGTTCAGGTAATAAATAATAAAGTAGTTGCTGAATATAAACAGGATGAACTCTGTTTTGGTATTAGACGTCCTCATACAGATATTCATAGCAATGGATTAGGACATTCAGAGCTTTTAGAGCTATATGGTGTTTTAAATAATCTTTTTAATGCAGAAACTTATAATGCTGCAAACTTTACTAATGGTATAAACGCTAATGGCATAATTGCTATTAAGTCTAAAATGAATCCTAAGTTATTTAGAAGTTTTAGACGTGAGTTTTATCAAATGCTTAATGGTGTAGGCAATGCAAAACGCACACCTCTTATTCAGTTAGACCCAGACGAGAAAGAAGATATTTCATCTGTAAATCTTCAGCCTTCTAATAGAGAAATGGAATATAACAACTGGGTAAACTATCTTATAAAAGTAGCTTGTTCTATTTATCAGATTGACCCTGCTGAAATAGGATTTGTTTTTGGCACAGAATCACAATCTTCAAGCTTATTTGGAACAGACCCATCAGCACGTGTTTTAATGGGTAAAGAAAAAGGTTTACGTCCTTTAATTCGTTCTCTTCAAAGCTGGATTAACAGATATATTATTGACCAAATAGACGATAGATATAAACTCGTATTTACAGGCCTTGATAGCGTTTCATCAATGGATAAGATGAAACTTGAAGACCACAAAATGAAATATATGACTCTTAATGAGATTAGAACTATTCACGATTTACCTGAGTTAGATGATGGAGATATTATTGCAGCTTATTATGGAACACTTAAAGCTGCTGTTATCAGAGAAGAAGGTATTAAAGTTGCTGATGCTTATGGTGATGAAGAATATATCTTAGATGATGCTATTGACGAAGAACACGAGAAAGAGTTAGAGTTAGAAGGCCAGCTTACTCCAGATAAAAACGAAGAAATAGAAGAATTCGACCCCGAAGTAGCTAAATCAAAAAAAAAAGATGATAAACGCAGTAAGCTTACAGATAAAGAGAAAAAAGAACGTCAAAAGGAAATAGATAGAAGAAAAGAAAGTGATAAACCGGATTATTCTCCACTTCCTGGTGATGATAAAGTAAAGACTAAGCCAAGTAAATATACAAAGACTGAACTTGCTGAAAAAGTAAGAGAAGAAATGAAGAAGCCGGGTAAAGATGAGTTTATTCGTGCAGCTTCTAAAGTTAGTGGTGTTTCTAAAAAGATTATCGAACAAGTCTGGGAGCGTGGTGCAGGAGCTTGGGCAGGTAGTCATCGACCTGGTGCAACACAAGTTCAATGGTCGAAGGCAAGAGTTTATTCTTTCTTAACTGGTGGAAAAACACAAAGAACAGCAGATAAAGATTTATGGGAAGAGCATTTAGAAAGTAAGAAATCGTTAACACAGAAAGACGTTAGAGAAACTTTTATTAATAACTTGGATAATTCTATTAGTAAGAAGTTTGAAATAAAACAGAAACAATGTGAACGTTCTGATGGAACTAAAGGTGAATACGTATTAGAAATGGAAACTGAAAGTGGTGAGATTAGAGAGTTCTGCCATTTCAGTTATGAAGATGCACAAAATCATATAGGTGTTATTGAGATAGCAAGCAATAAAATGGAAAAAGCTGATAAAACATATGTTGCAACAAAAGAAATAGCTGCAGCTGCACAAAAAGCTTTAGATGCAAAAGAAAAATATCCATCAGCAGGTAAATGTGGAACTCCTGTAGGCTGGAAAAGAGCAAGGCAGTTAGCAAACAGAGAGCCTATGTCTTTAGATACTGTTAAACGTATGTATTCATTCTTAAGTAGACACGAAGGAAACTATGAAGTGCCTGAAGGTAAAGAGTGGTATGAAGACTGTGGTAGATTAATGATATATGCTTGGGGTGGATTAAGTGCTAAAAATTGGGCAAAGAAGATTATTGAAGAAGCAGAATCTGAAGATTAATTAAAAAAACAACAACACAACCATTTGTTATTAGTTAAGGAGAGACTAATGAATAATGAATACTTAGATTATTACTATTATTACATTAACAATAGAATTTTAGATAATACAGTTAAAAGCAACTATTACAGTTTAAACTTCTAAAACAACAACACAACAACCATTTGTTATTAGTTAAGGATTCGGGAGAATTATGTCATTTACAGATTTACTAAGAAACGCAAGACAAAAAGCAAAAGAAGAACTCTTAAATAAGACAGTTAATACTGTTATCGAAGAGAATATAAATACACCAAAAGAAGAAGAAGTTAAAACAGAAGAAAAACAGAATACTCTAATAACAACTTTAGGTGATGCTATTATAATGCAAAGTGAGTCTGCATTAAACGCAGTTAAAAAGAGTAAACTAAAAGGTCCAAGTGGCGCATCACGTAGAATAGCTAAAGCAATAGGCGCTAAAAACATAAAACTATCACAGTTAAACAAAGCATTTGATATACAGAAACGTTTTGGTATTAAACGACCTGAATGGCACGTTGTAGGAAGTTATGCTTTACAAGAGCTTCGAAACAAATTAAATAATGGAGTATCTCTTAATGATGCTCTAAATAGTCCCTATGAATGGAGATAAAAATGAGCTTAGACGTATTTAGCAAGTTTCAGCCTCTGTCTATTAACTTAAGTAAAGATGATAGCAAAGAAACAATAGACATCGAAGGTATTGCTACAACTGAACACCAAGATACAAGTGGTGAGATTATATTACAGAGTGGATTAGACTGGAGCTACTGTTTAAAGAATGGCAGCTTTAACTATGACCACAGTAATTTACCTGGACATATTGTAGGAGCACCTACTGAGATTAAACAGATGGTCCATAATGGTAAGCCTGCAACATCTATAAAAGGTGTGCTTTATGCAAAGAAACAAATTGTAAAAGATTTAGTAGAAAATTATAAAGCAATGAAGAGTGCAGGAAATATTAGAAAACTTGGATTTAGCATTGAAGGTCAAGTATTGGCACGCGATAGTAAAAATCCACATATTATTACTCGTGCTAAAGTATTGAACGTGTCATTAACCCATCAGCCTTGTAATACTGAA